CAACCTACTAATTTATTTATGAAAAACCCAATTTCAAAAATTCAGGGGAGGTTTTTCGTCATTTTGTCCATCATCAACAAACCCAAATGGTGTCAACTCTTGTTCGATAGCTTCTATCTTCTGTTTGTACATAAGTTCACGTAGATTTACATTATTTAGGTCTTTAAAATACGGGTTGGTTGTTAACCAACTAAACAAGACTAAAGCCATAACGAGGTCATCATGATAACCATCGTCCGCAGCATATGATCCTTTGGTTTCAATAAAAGTNGAAATTTCAGAGATAATATCAGCGTCTTGAACCAGCAACTTCTGTTCTTCAANNAAAGATTTAAANTTATGACACCCAATGCGCTTAATACGCTTATCGGTCATAACACCGAGTTGCGTTTTACCGCCACCAAAACCACCNGATACGANNTGCATACCAGTTGTTCTTGTTACAAATAATAAATTTTCATATTCNANTTCNGAGTANAGAATATAGGGAACTTGTTCTGACGAGTTCATTTCCACTAAAACATACGCTTGATTGTATTGTGTTGCGACTGTATATAGTACGTTTGGATATAGCAGTGGGCTAATAGTATTATTTCTATACTTACCAACCAACTTGTAAGGCACTTCCGTAATGTCAATAATTACGAAAGCTGAGTAGTCACCGTCCACACCCTTTGCGGTATCGGCAACAATAACATACGTATGACCCTTATCTGGTTTTTCATAAACGTCCAAACCATCCTTACTGTACATAGGATTGTTGAATGACATATTAGCGATAACATCCGCATTGATAAGAGTAAGAGAAGAACCAAGGAATTTACAAAGAACCTCTTGGTTATATTTAAGATCACCAAGCATCTTGCGTTGTTCTTCAGCCCACTTTTCATCACGTCCAGGAATTTCCCAATAAGGAATGAATAGAGGAACGAAACCATTACGTCCGTTCTCAGCATCGTTCCAGAATTTCCAAAAGTGATTGTAACCTAGTGGAGTTGAAGACAGCAGAATCTTAGTTGTTTCACCAGCAGAAATAGTTGGGTAAACAGAAGTGAAGAATTGCTCAGCAACAGTGTTTGGAATGATAGCAGTTTCGTCAACGTACAAAAGGTTAACAGATTTACCACGAATACCTGAGATTGTAGTAGCAGCGGTAAATACCTTTGACTTGTTTTCTAATTCAATGTCACCTTTGTTCCAACCAGTAACACCTTGTTGTAACCAGTGAGGTAAATTCTCATACATTGTTTGATATCGTGAAAGAACTTCACGTGCCGCTGTAGCTTTGTTAGCTAGAATGGCAACAGTTTTAGCTTCTTGGAATAGTGTATACCAAAGAATGTACGCTGCTGATGTAGTCGTTTTACCTTGTTGACGACCTTCCATAAGAATAACTTTTCTATTCTCATGAATGACTTTAACTTTATTTTTCTGACAATCATATAACTTAAATGGCACAAGACCGTGGTCAAGTGACACAATCATACAATAATTTTCAATAAAGTAGATTGGGTCAGCTGCGCACTTTAAATATTCCTGAACTTGCTCAGGAGTGAACTCGATGGTAACGCCAGCTGCTTTTAAGTTTTGATTTGAATTATAAATTTGAGCCATAATTTAGAAGCTGTCAATCCAATCTTCAGATGATAAGTTTCCTGTTGTGGTGTCGCCTTGTGCGGTATAGATTCTTGCTGGACCATCATATTCGTTGAAGCCGATATTAGCATCAACTTTATCAATAACACCCTGAGAACTAATTCCACCGAACATGTTTGTCTTTAGTGTAAAGTTCAAAGTGTGTGTAACAAAACGACGAGTTTGAAAGTCACCATCATATTCGTCAGTGACGCTTACGCTGTTTAGAATAACTGGTACGTCCTGAATAACGTTCATCTCTGGAACTACCTTTACCGCAAGGTTATACTCAGGGGTGAAGGTTGGTAGAATTTGTTCAAGAATTTGTAGACCGTCTTCTTGTGTCTTTGTTAGAATATACAGACCAATTTCAATATTGTATGGAACTGGTGTATACATAAATGTTTTGTTTATCCCACCATCACCACAAGTAATTTTCTGCATGCGGTTTAGTTTACGAGTAGAGTCATAGTTATATGACAAAATCTCGAATGACATTCTTGGTAGAGAAACGTAAGTTGAGTTCGCTAAGTTTGGATCCCCATCAATACGAACTATCCACTTTTCTTTTGGAGCATAAGCCAAAGGAATTTGTAAACGTTGAACAGTATTCCCAGTGACTGAGTCACCTTGTTTACGGTCAATATAGATGTCACTGAATAGACGACCGAATGACACGATCGTTTTGCGAATAATACCGTGATAGAATACTTGATTGTTTAACAAGTTAATCTCCTAGATCGCCAAATGGGTTGTTCTCATTAAACAAGATATCCTGAGCTTCAGTTTTAAATGTGTTGTTATCGCCAAAGGACTCAACCTTATCAATATCAACTCTAATGGTAGCAAGCGCAGAAGCACCTGAACCATTACCGCCAGTAAACTTCAATAGCTGGTGCAACTTGATAACCCTCACCACCATCAGTGACGTTAATTGACACGACCTTATCGGAATCAGTACCAGTTCCCATAACGGCAACAGCAGTTGCTCCGAAACCAGAACCAGAAACAAAATTTACTGTCGGTGCTGAAGTATAACCAGTTCCACCGTCAGTAACTTGAACACTAACTAACTGAACCATATTNACTTCTAGTTGTGTTAGTGCTGAATGTTTTTAGAGTTTCAAACGCATCAACTTCAGCAATACCAGTATCAATACGTTCAGAAGAGTACTGGAACAATTCAACTTGTAGCTTGTAAACGTACAGCTTACCTAGTTGATAAAATGGGTCTTGATGTTGGACAAACTTAATCTCAAATAATGAGTTTGTTAAAGGGAAGTAAATTAAATCGCCTTCGTTTGGTCTTGTTGGAACAGTGGTTACACCGTAGCGACCAACGAACTGATCCCAGCGACGACGAGCAACAACCAATGTTGCTGACTGCTCAATCATCAAACCAAACTTCTGAATAAATGCGCCTTGACCACCATAACTATCAACGTTCTCAAAATACATTTCAATAGGGAACGAAGATTTGAATAGTGATAGTCTGTCTTCACCAAGCACGTTATCTTTAGAAACTAATGTTCTTGGAATGTAGAAAAGCTCATTGCCGTATATACGCAATGATTCAATAATCAGGTCTTCAACGAGCAGCTGCTCGTTTTTGGTTCCCTGCGTAAAATAAACATTAGTTGTTGTCATTGGTTAACCAAGGAAAAATTCTAAAGGAGCACTCTTGTTTTGTAATTCGTCTTCAAGTTCTTTAATCTCGCCAGTGGCTTCGTCATACAGAGCGTTACCGTCTAACGTCACACCACCCACTAATTGAATACCTTGAAACTTTTTAATGTTAGTTGCCCACTGTTTCTTAAACAGAGCAGTAACGTAGTGCTTTAGCCATGAATCATCCCACACCTTAATATTTTCAGCAGGATCTAGAGCACGATAACATTCAACAACAATAAAGTCGCCAAGAGCAACGTCAGTTTCCCAATTCATATCTAGGAATAATTTAGACTGACGACGATTGAAACGATATAATGGGTGACCATTTAATTCAAGGTCAAGTAACGCCAAGTGTGACATTACTGTTTTGTAATATATGATACTTGTAGAAGTTAAATCGTACAAGTCGTTCAAACGTAGTTGGTATTGAAGGTCAAATAAGTTCTTTGATGAAGACGCTTGACTAAATGGTAGAACACGTGTAACACCATAAACCAAATCTGGAATATCAATGTAACGTTTATCAAACGAACCAAGAACAACGGAAGGTGTTCCTACAGTAGCAGTTGCTGCTCCTGCGGTAATAGTCTCTCCTGGAACAAAAGTACCTTTAACATTCTTAACTAGAAGTAAATTACCAGCAGATGCTCTGGTAGTTTCTTTAACAACCACCGCAGTGGCGCCAGAAGTTTGTCCAGTTACAATTCCACTTAGTGGAAATGATTCAGCGTTGTTAGTTGTTAGGTTAATTTCAGAGGCAGAGATAACGTGTTTCATATACAACTTTTCAATACCATCTGGATGATATACACGCCAATATTCAAGAGCTTCATCAAGACGATCTTCTAATTGATCATCATCAACGTTAATTTCTACTACTGGTGCGCCCAAAGCTCTTAGGGCATATTGTTTTAATTGATCTTTAGATGTAACAGCCATAGTTTTCCCTTTATACAATAACCCAAGTTGAACCAGTTGGGATTGTTACAGTGATACCGTCGTTGATGACAACTGGACCAGCAGAAGTGGCGTTGTATCCAGAAGGAATACTATAACTGGTATCGATAGTATTCTTATTTAACGAAAATATAGAAGCGAATGCTCCGTTAGTTGTAACAGTTCCAGTGCTTGGATTAATTGTGAAGTTGCTGTCTTCGTTTAGTCGCTGATGACCTTCTGTTGTAGAATCAACGAAAGTAATATACCGTGTAGCGTTAGTTGAGTCGTCATTTTCAACAAAAGGTTCAACTGTAATGTTAGCAGAACCGTTAAAGTTTACACCATTAATAGTTCTTGTTGTCGTTAATGTATCGGCAGTACCAGCAGTGGCAACGTTTAAGTTAGCTACACGAGTAGTTGACGTAATTGCTAGTGGAGCCGTGCCAGTTGCAACAGTGTTTGTCAGCTGCCCTGTCATACTCAAAGTTGTTACGCTAGACAATGCACCTGTTACGTTGGCGGAGCCATTAAAGTTTTGACCCCAAAGTGTTCTCGTAGTAGTTAGTGTTGCTGCAGAGCCAGTAGTGTTCTGGTTTAGTGTTGGGATATCAGCGGCAACAATTGCTCTAAAAGTTGGAACCCCAGCAGTACCGTTCGGTGCGGCAAGAACTGTATTAGCAGTTTGTGAAGCAAAGTTGCTGGCAGTAACTGCTAAAGTGCCACCCAATGTTAAATTACCAGTAGTTGTTACAGTTCCAGT